ATTGTTCTGGATTGATGTACTCAAGCACCATCTTTTGCTGGGTCACATCTAATGCTTCAAGGAATCTCTGACCACTCTCGCTTTGATATAACATCCACGGACTTATCTTGCCCTTAGTGATCTCAAAACAAATCTTATTTTTATTACCATATCTAAAAACATCTTTTGTTTGTAATCTATCGGACTCTGCAAGCTTGATAGTTGTTTCTATGCTACGTGCTATAGCATCTAGTGGATCTTCTACTTTGCAATAATCTATGATAAACTTAGTGTAGTTGCTATCTTTGTTCCAATTGTCTACGCTTATTTTCTCTTTCAGTAACCAATCAGCGTATCTATCTACATTGAGGACATTAGCGTCTAAACAATAGTTACCGAAACGAACAAACGCTATGTAATATGCTGATTTTACAAAATCTTCATAGGTCTTTTTCTTTTTGCTAGCAGTATTTTTAGCATAGAATCTCAACCAGCTTTGAAACCCTATCTGATTACCTCGTTTATCTTTATCCTGCCATCTGCGCTTGTTCTCGCATAGATGCTTTAACATAGTAGTTTCTTTTACGAAACTCCTGTTACAGAAATCACACTTGTAATCAGTTACCGAGCTGGCGATCATATTGTTCTATATCCGAGTCGCTTACAAGTTCAGCGAGAATTTCTATATCTTCTACCTTCATAGACGGATACTGCTGTGCTAGATACATTTTCTTTTTATGCGATACTATAAACAACTTTGATATCTGATCAAGAGTATCGTTGTCAGTGTTAGGATATATCTTTTTATAGTATTCTTTTATATCTTTTTCTTTAGGACTTACACGTAGTTTACTTACTTGCGGACTTATGCTAGGTATCCATTGCCTGAACTGCGAACCAATGCCCGGGCTGGCAGCACACAGCATAAGCCATTGAAGCTTTGAATGCTTATGGCTGTTGCTAGCAATCATGTAATCAAGCATGTACTTGTTTGCGTGGTACTCTACGCTTCGCAGATAATAATCTTGAATCTGACTATTGCTTTTTACATTTACCATCCACTGCAATAGCATATAGGGGCTGAACTTCTTTTGTTGTTCAACCGTGAGAGTATCAAAGTAAGAATAATCTTTCTTATCTATAGCCTTCAAGGCGTCAAACAAGTCAAAGTCTTGTTTGTCAAATTTTTCTTCAGTCGGAGTTTTTGCTTTCGCCATATATATCTACTTTAGCACTTTCTCCCCAAACACTCAAGGCATATTTTTCCGCTTCTTCTTTACTATCAAACAATAAAGGAGCTAGATGGAACTTACTATCGCCCTGTGTGACCCATAAAAACTCACCGTCCGGCCAATATATCTTTAACCCATATTTCATCAAAACACCTGATTATAGTCAACGATCTCACAGTTGCGACTGATCTCTTTTACGAAATAGATGCAACGTGGCTTCTCACCATCATCTATAGGTACGCACAAGAACTGACCGTTACGTAATCTAGGGGCATACCAAGTTACATCGTGGTAAATATCTACGATTTCTATAGGAATAAATGTAGGACTGAATGCGCTTAATGGATTAAACTCAAATGCGCTAAATCCCCTATCATTTAAACTACTCAATGGTAATGTTTCAAGGTCCCCGTGATCCTTTTCACCTATTAATATCTGCCAGTCTAATGGCATCTTTATAGTTTTATTACCCACCTTAAGTACTAAAGCAGCAGCGTTAAAACTTTCAAGAAAAATCAAGGGTATATAATGATAGTCTACGCTTTGCGGGTTGCTATTGTCTAATATAGCAAATCGTAAATCATCTATTTCTTCAGGCAGGGTTTCTAGGTTATAGTATTTGTTATCTAATGTTAGTATACGCATGTTGTTATTTTACTACATAAAATTTTAATAGTCAAGTTTCTCAAGTGTAAATGGATACTTTGCTTCTTTGTAATATGCCTTGCGTTGAGTCAAGTGACGTTTGGCAAACTTACAATCACTAGTGATATCCCAAATCTCTACGTTATCTTTGTCTTCCGCTTTTCTAATACCGCGTCCAATCGATTGGATAACTCTGATAAATGACTTGCCGGGCTCAATAAGAACAAGATTGAAAATGCGAGGGATATTAATACCCACAGCAGCAACTCCATAAGTGGCAACAATAACTTTAGTATCGCTAGTCTTAACTTCGTCATACTCTTCCTTGCGTTCTGTTAGTTTAGTCTCACCTGATATGAATACGCTATCCGTGATGCGTGATTGTAACTCGCGTCCTGCATTAACACGATCAACAAGAACTAATGTGTTACCGCTGTCTTTGATTTTGTCCACTAGCTGTGCGATCTTATCTAATCGTTTCTCATCTTCTAATAGATGTTTCAGTTCACTTTGATAGTTTGTGAACTCTACCCCATCTTTTAACTGCACGATGTTGACATGACACTGTGCTAGCACACCTTTCTCTTGTAGTTCTGCTGCGCTGAGTTTACCGATAACAGGCCCTAGACTGACAAGCAGACTGACTTGTTCATACGCTGCTTTGGGTATAGTACCGGTCAATCCCCAGCGTATGGGTATCTGGCTGAACGGGCCGGTCAATAATGCTTTAAGCGCATCTGCTTTAGCCATATGCACTTCGTCAACCATGACACATACAACATCCTCGATGAACTCTTTGATGTTTACCTCTGCTTCACCTGCCTTAGTATTCTTCAATAAGTTATTGAGGCTCTGCCAAGTACAGATAGTATGCTGCTTGTTATATTCTTTTCTATCGCCAAAGTATACACCAACATCTAAACCAAGATTGATATAGTCTGCTTCTGTCTGTACAACAAGACTTTTGTTTGGAACGATGACTATGCTTCGACCATATTGCTCTACGCTCTTACTAAGAGCCGCAGTCATGATAGTCTTGCCCGCGCCCGTCGCTACTTCTTGAATGCATTGCGGGTTCTTCAAAAAGTTATTGATGATCTCTACCTGATAATCTCGTAGGGTGATCGATTGACCTTCTTGAGTGTGACCTTTAGGCCAAACTTTATCATTAAAACTATCTTCTTTTATTTCATCAAAACTGTATGACGTTTGATACTCACGTAGGTCTACAAGATCGATATCATAGTCATACTCTTGTAATATGGGTACGATATCAGGGATCAGATTGATATATGTGCTACCCGCTAGACTACAGTAACTAACCTTACCGTTCCAGCGACCTAGACGAACCGCAGGCAGATAACGTGCGCCCGGAACTTCATGTTCGAACTTCTTCATCAATGCCTTACGGCAGTCTAACTCAAGACCTTCTATCTTGCAGTTGACTTCATCTTTGATTATTATTTTTGCTTCTCTCATTTAATATATCTTTTAAACAATCTGCACAAAGGCAATCTTCGTACATTGTATGAATATCCGTAGCTACTTGTTTAGGTATATACCAGGCATGGCACCAACAAACTTCTTGGTCTCTTTGACAATGAAAATCTTTACCACATTTGCTGCAAGGAATGTTTCTTACATTCATTTAACGTGTATCACTGTTGAATTTTTTAGCACTACGTATTTACTATAAGCAACAAACTTATTTTTGATATAGTTAGAAGAATGATATTGAATAAAGATTGTATCTTCATGCTCTAACCATTCGTTTACCTTTTCGTCCGGTATACCAAGACGATTTGCACCTATAATGCTTTCGACCCCATATCTCTCAAGCTTATGCATGATAGATTTTAGATTTATATTTTGTGAGAAACTTGCTCTATATGCCCAGACAACATGTTTTACTCCAACATTTTGACACAACTCACCTAACTTGTCGATGTCATACAAGTCCATTTCATAAATATTTGACGAAGCAAACTTAAGACTTTCATCAGTCAAAAGATCCGGATCTACGTTTATACCTAACTGACTCATCTTAAAAAAACAAGGTGCTGTTTTTTCAATAACTATACCTGACAATAGATCGCTAAGAGTTTGATTGCAGGCTACCACTACAAGATTCCCATTTATGTTTTTTAGAGTAGGTGCAAAAGTATGATTTTTAAACTCTAAAATCTCATCTAACTTTTTAGTGATAGCATCGTCATAAGAAACATCATCGAAATACTTAGGAAGTGTATCGTAAACTATCTTAAGTGCATTAGTAGAAAACTCTGATTCATAACCTTTTTTTACTTTATCCCATAAAAAGGTATTGTCTTTAATGTTTTTAAAAACTTTTACAAACTTTGTATTAAAGGGGCATTTAAGTATGATGCTGTTACCATGAATACTAACCCTAGCTCCAGTATACTCTTCACTACTACGAACAACAGTACTATTCCATTGTAAGTTTAATAGTTCATCCGGAGATTTTTCTAACTTGATAAGTTGCCGAGAATATTTCTTAAGTAACTTTTCAAATAAGTTACTTTGATTAGTAGTAACTATGCCGCGATCATGTACCAATCTTTGTAAATTGTGAAAAAATCCATAATCTTTTTTGCTCAGGTGTACATGCCCCTGCAACATGAAATGGATAACGTGTTCTCGTTTCTGCATATAGATATTATAGCATCTTATTCTTTTAAATCAAATAAAAAGGATTGAGGGCCTTTCGGCCCTCTTTCCTTGAGCGGGGTAACGGAGTATCAAGCCCGCTTCATAACAGTATTCTCAGCAAGCGCACGCCAGTTAGTAGGACTAATCTTTACCAAATCTGCAATCTTGAGAGCCATGCGCATACTTAACTCACGCAACTTCGATTTGTTGTCCCACATGAACTGCAACACCTGATCACTTTCGTCCGTTTCAAAGTGATAGTCACGGAACAAACCACCATCAGCATCACGATGCACCTGCTTGATACGCAACAACTTGTCACGGTCGGTGTCAATCGTCAGATCAAGAAAGTGACAGCGCGACTGAAGTGCCTCAAGATGGTCCTGCAACTTCTTAGACTTAAGGTGATCAAACTTGATATTTGAAATAAAGATCACCGAGCCATTGAAGTCGAATGCATCGGGAATACCCTCTCGACGCAACATGCTGCTATCACTGTTCCAGTAAATACGCCGACGCTTGCCACTATCAAGTGCAGCCTTGAGAATGTTCAACGACAAGTCATCCATGAGAATGCTATCGCAATCGTCGAACACCAGTACGTGATTTTTATCGCTATGCTTGAACAATGTAGCATAGAGACCAAGTGCTGTCATTGCACCCTTGATGACCTCATACTTGAGAGTCTTGCCAGCAAGACGATCAAACATTGAAGCCTTCTCCAACTGCTGCTCAACACCGAACGACTTACCGACGCCCGGGGGACCACTAACGATCATAGCACGAATGCCGCCGTTAGTAGTTGCCTTAGACATTTCATCAAGAATTGCAAAGCGGGTTGCGATACGATTCATAGCCTCGTCATCAGTCTCCTGAACGACAGGGGCACTGGGGACAAACTGACTGACGTTTGCAGGTGCGTCACTACCCACAAACTCAAAGTCATGCTGATCCTCGACCTTGATCTTGACATTATCAATAGCGATTGGGAAGATACCTTCATTACGCACAGTAATGTAGTTTCCCTTCTTGCCAGTTTGAAAACCCTTGACCAGCTTAAACTGAGTATTAATCACGGGAATGCCGCGATAAGACCCATTACGAACAAGAACTGTAGACATAGTTAAACTCCGTTAATCAACTATATGTATATTATGAACCCAGACTGGATAAAGGTCAAGCCTCTTAGCATAACTAAAAGGCTTGACAAATCAACAACTTACGATTACTTAAGGGATTTCTGTTCCAAATCACTGATTTTATTACGCAAACTGACGATGTTTTCTACCGATTCGAGGTCCCTTTGTTGGTCCTCAAGCTGTCCAAGTCTGATAGAATAAACGAGGTAAATAAGATAGAAAATCATACCAAAGCCCAAAATCAGGGCTGCATACTCCTTAGTAACAAAACTTACCAAACTAATAAAACTAAAAATCAACGCACTAACACCGGCAACTTCACCGGCAGCTTTCAACTTCAAGTTCATATATCTCTCCTTTGTTAATACAATATATAGATTACACGAAACTATATATAGTGTCAAGCCTCTATATGTTTTTTGATGAACCTATAGGTATTCGTGATGCCCGCTTTCAATGTTATTTTGGGTACCCATTGTAATATCTTTTTTATCAAATCGTTATTACTAGTCCTTCCTCTAACACCAGTAGGACCTTGTAGATTATGGATTTTGTTTAATGACTTATCTTCGATAGACATTATCATGTCTACAAAGTCGTTGATGCTAATCATCTCCTCGCTACCTATGTTAACTGCATCTTCGTAATCACTATCCATCAGTAACAATGTAGCATCTAACGCATCATCTATATATAAAAAACTTCTTGTCTGTTTTCCATCACCATATATCAATATATCAGATTGAGATTGCAACACTTTTCTACACAGTGCAGCAGGAGCTTTTTCTTTTCCACCATCATATACACTTAGAGGGCCATATACATTATGGTAACGTGCTATACGTACAGGTATACCATAGTTCCTAGCATATGCTTTAAATAGCCTTTCACTAAAAAGTTTTTCAAACCCATAGTCACTGTCTGGATTGGCTGGGTAAACTGTGTCTTCTTTGCAGTCTGGATTATCTGGATCGTTCTGATTGTACTGCGGATACACACATGCACTACTGCTATAAAATATCTTAGTTTTATTTTTACCTAATATTTGATTTAATTTGGTTTGCTCTGACAATAGATTTACAGTCATAGTGATGTTATTAGATATAATGTCAGCATCATGATTGCCTATAAAAATATAGTCGGCACCTCCCATATCAGCAGCTAAGTGATATATCTCATCAAAGCTATCACCATCTATATTGATAGCTAGTTTCATATTATCAACATTTCTAATATCCATCAACAAGAACTCTATTGCAGAGCTTATGTTAAAAGCAGGATGTTTTAAATCTACCCCACGAACATAGTGTCCTTGTTTTATAAGACGATCTACTAGAGCATTGCCTATGAATCCTCCGGCTCCTAATACTAATATTTTTTTCATTCAGGTAATATACCTGTGTTGAGATATCGTGAAAAACATATCCTATTGCTAGAACCGCCCCTGTTATATTCTTTATAGCCGTCTTTACTTAAACCAAATATCACTGTATTCTCGCTAGGTTGTACTTTCAAGATATCGCAAAAATCTAGTTGCTTTTTTCTATAGGTAGAGTAGTTATAATCTGCGTTATACTTACTCAACAACTTTGATGCGATTCCTGCGCCTAATCGATTAGTATAGTTATTTTTCATATTTACCAATAATCCATCGTCATTATCTATTTTGCGCAGCCTCATTCCTATGCGTAGATTGGCTACACTAAATGTTTTACTAAGGCTAAACGTTACATCAGTAATACATTCGCGGTCATAATCAAAATCAAGATTTCCCGATACGCCATAATACGCACTATCAATCAATACGGGAATGTGTAACGCATCACACTTACTTAATACTTCTAATGTTAAAGGATGTATGTTTCCCGTATCGCTAAAGGGCATACTTATTATAACTGCGTCACCTTTAGCTAAAGGTTCATCTTCTATATTTCGCCAGTCTGGAAAGTTATTTCTCCAGCTAGCTAGATGATACATGTACTCTCCTTTAAAACATCTAAATCTTCTTGAGTGATTTTCTAGCATGAAATGATCAAAACCGTCTGTAGTACCATTACTATAGGCCAAGACGTTGAACTTTTCTAATCCATTTAGATTGTTAAGTTTGCTATCGACTATCCAACTCTTATATTGATGCAAAAAATCTTCTGCGATAGATTTATTGTTTAAGATATCTTCATCTGCACATTCTTTAATAGCGTGGTAAATATCTCTTGTAACCTCAGGATCTGTTATAGCATATGCGCCGCCATAGGGTAAGGCATTTAAACTAGGCATGACACGTTGTATCATGTAAAGGTCTCTGGTCTAGCAAATCCCGAAACTTGTAAAGTATATCTAGGCATGTAGCCAATATTGATAACACAATGAGGTATTCCCTTTTTTATCACTGTATAATCACCTTTTTTATAATCTAACCATGTCTCACCGTTCATCTCATAAATATGCCCTATATGATGATCTTGTAAAAATACATTTATGCGTACAGGTTCTAGATTAGATTTTACTATATGTTCAGGAGCATTCTGTAACAGTTTAAAAAATAAATCTTTGTGAGGAGGAATATATCTACCCGGTTTCATTAGATTTATTGTCACGGTAGAATGTTCTAATACATCATCAAACATAGATTTTATCTTATGAGCCCAATAAGGACAGTCCTGATCAAAAGACTGATGTACCCACGGAGCCTCATATGGAAAGTCGGGTACGGGAACCCCTTGCTCTTTCCAAAAGCCACCGCACCATCTTACATGATTATGAGTATGGAACTGAGTGATGGATAACATCTCTTCTGTGACGAAATCTATGTTTATATGACCTTTATGCATAAACTAATTTATGTTTTTGTTGCCCCGCAAATACAAATCCCATTCGTATATTTGTGGTCGCACACATCTTCGATCTCTAATGCTTTATATAAATGGGGTACTATATGTTCTAACTCTGGTATTTTTTGCAGTGTTTCTAATGGGAGATTTTCGATGATAGTCAATATGGTTTGTAACTTTTCTCTTACCATTGATGCCTCAATACGTATAATCTATCAAATTCTTTTCTAAAACTTTTAATACCGTCACATATAGCTAAAGGTAAGTTGTCGACCTTGATTTTAATGAATGTATCATTATATACACATATCTCTACATCCATGCCGTGATAGGTACAGGTTATGCAAGTATATTGTTCTCCTGTGATAAAGCGAACTTTATCATCCAGATAACTATTGTGAGAATTTAGGTAGGAAATGATGAGATGTATGATATCTCTTTTCATCAGGAGACCGTTACGTCTTCCATACCGGCAGTACGCAATCTAACGATGTGTCCTAACTGCCATTGCTTGCTATCAAGACCTTTCATGATGCCCAACCACTTGTTACGCAAGAGTGCTACCTCGTTAATCAATACTTCAAAATCGATAACTTCGTCTTCACCATCTACGTACTTTTCAGCATCACGGCTTGTAAGTGCGCGGTTGTATCCCTCAAGATACTTCTGAAAGTATTTACGCCTAAGCTTGCGTAATTGGATATTAAGATAGTTTAAAACAGCCTCAATCTCTTGTAGTTGATTAAAACGCTGTTCTGTGATACCGGGTAGGTTTGAGATATTTTTCTCTACCTTTCCACCCACCCTACAATCATATTTTGCCTGTATAAGTTCTGCTTCATAATGACTTATGAAGTCAGGGATCACACTTAAATCAGTTGTGATTCTGGTATACCAGTTCATTCATCACCAATTATCGTCATAATCCTCTTCTTCTTCCTCTTCCTCGTAATCTTCTTCCTCTTCTTCCTGTGAAGCAACAAATGCTTTTACAGCATCCATCACATCACTATCTTTACGAAACTCTGCTTTAATATCCGCTGCCTCATAATCATTTTGAATGAGAACATCTACAAGACTCTCAGCAGCATAAGAAAGATTGGATCCATCGATCTCGCCCTTTATAGCGCGCCATACTTCATGAATAACAGTAATACTCATCTGTATTATTCCTCCACTACAGAATTTGTATTACTTATCTTTGTTTGACGGTTTTGATATTCTGACATTACCTTGTCAAGGCAACCATCTTCATTGCTTTCCCAACCCTTACGAAAGAACTTGATGACTTCGCCATTATCAGTTGTATAGACAAGGCGATTGCCTTCCTTAGTGAGGATGTTTGCCTTCTCAAACAAATCAAGCAAGCCACTATATGGATTCATACCTGTCTCATAAGGAATCTTGACTTGTACGCTTTCAAAAGGTTTTGCGTAGCGTGTTTTCATAACCTTACAAGCACTACGAATACCACGAACTTCGCTGATCTTGTTGCCTTCATCATCTTCTTTCAACTTCAATTTCTTCATAGCAACAACAATACTTGAAGCATAGATGAAGCCTTGACCACCACTGATCTTGTCATCTGGATCAAACATATCTTGTGAAGCATATGTGTGATTAGTTGCGACTAATCCAACATTGTGACTGCCAAACATGTTTACACAATTGCGTACAAGTGCTGTAAGTGCTTTGGGTTTGCGACCCATGTCACCCTTCATATCACCTGCTTCAAACTGATTTACATCAGTTGGAGTCAACAACATGCCAAGACTGTCAATGATAAACAATACCTTAGGCTTATCATCTTGCGGTAATGTCTTGTAGTTCTTCATAAACTCACTAATAGTCTTAGCAACATCATCAATCATTGCCATATTGAGTTTGAGTAACTTATCTTCTGCTGTATCAACACCTAGTGCCTTCAACCAATCTTCATCAAGCGCATTTTCTGTATCAACTAATACAACGAAAATGCCTTGTTGCTGTGCATGACGAACTAAGTTGCCTGAGCAGATATAACTCTTGCCTGAACCCGATTCACCTGCAAATACAGTTACCTTGCCTAATGGGACTCCTTTGTTGAAGTCGCCAGATATGAGATAGTTAAGAGCGTGGTTACCAGTGGAGATCCAATCAGTAGGATCATTGAAACCAATACTGAGACCTTCAATACTTTTAGTAATATCTTTTCTAAACTTGCTAACATCAAATGGTTTGGCCACAGGCCCTCCTTATTTAAAAATATTCTT